TGTTGCGTAGTCAATTTTGTCAAAGATTGCTTCTAGTTCTGCAATCTTTTCACGACACTTCATCTTTGCAAATCCATTGCCTGGAGTTGCCTTCTTCTTACGTTCTAGTGTCTTCAACATATCTGTAAAGAACACATACTCTTTTTGAAGTTTAGTTAAGTAATCCACAATTATATCTCCCGAATCAATTCAATTTCTCTAAGACATTCTTTGAAGTCTGCAATCATACCTTCTGCGGCTTTGACTGCAGCATCATCACCCCATGCTTTATAATAAATGATATTTTGTTCACACGCAGCAATCATATTTTTGATATCTTCAATCATTATGCATACACCTTAGTCATTTCCATCAATTTGAACCCTTCTTCCATAAGAATTCGAGCATCATCAGCATTCTCAAAACCTTCTTCATCAGCAAAGTCCATGCTGCTTGTAGTGTAGATGGTGTCTACATCGGGGTCAATACCGTGAGTATCCATTACATATTTGAAAGTCTTTGCAGTCTGGATATTTCCAGCAATTTATTTTCCGACACCCTTGTAGATTTCGAGTTCACTGTTGTTGGCACCGATAAAAATTGTTTCTTGATTTGTCATTTTGTAGTCCTTTCTCTCAACTTACATATACAGTATATGTTATCAGAACATGTTTCTCAAGAGAAAAATGAAAAAAACTTCAAAAAAAATCCCTGTAAAAACAGGGACTTATAAAATTTATGCAACTTTTTTTAATTTTTTTAGTTTTTTCCTTGCCTTTTTCATACCCATTTCCAGTTTTAACTTGGATGCGAGTTGGGTAAAGTTCTTACCTTCCATATGGTCATACTCATGTTGGAAGATACGAGCAGTCAATCCAGTGAATGCTCCTTCTTGAGTATTACCATCTTGGTCTGTGTAAGTAAACTTAATAGACTTAGGACGTGTGATGTTTAGGAATAAGAATGGGTAAGTTAGACAACCCTCACTAAACACATTAGTTTCTTCAGATTCCCATGTGATTTTGGGATTTAGAAATAGTGTAACTTCTTTCTTATCAATGTTCGTATACATTACAAATGCACGAACTAAGATACCACATTGATTTGCAGATAAACCAATACCACCAGTTGCTGCCATGGTTCCTGCTAAATTATCATGCAGTTCTCTTAATGTGAGATTGTGTTTCTCTTTAATTTCTTCTGCACTTGTTTCTGGTAGTTTTACATTAAGTGAAGGGCTACCCGCCTCTAATAGTTTGTATATCATGATGCAATCCTTGAGAAGTTTTTGACCTTTTCAAATTTAATAACACTTCTGAACTTGTCAAACAACATATCTTGTTTGTGTGAGATGACAAATACATTCTGGTCATGGAATGTGTTCAGAATCTTTAGGAAGTCATCTGTTCCTGTTCCATCCAACGAACTATCAAATATCTCATCTAAGATAAGAAGATTAGTGTTGGTAGAATTTTTCATCTTTGCAATTGCTCTCCATGTGAAGAGTAGTGCCAAGTCGATACGCATTTTCTCACCTTCAGAGAATGATGCATAAGAGAACTCATCTCTGAACCGTGACTTGATAGTCTCATTGAAGTTTTCATCCAAATGAAACTGAACAAAGAAATCCATAGAACTGAGATATGTGTTTACCAACTTATTCATAATTGGTAAGTATTGTTTCACAATCTTTGTTTTGATACCTGTGTCTTGTAATAGGTTCTTTGCAATATCAATGTAAAACTTATCTTCATTTAGTTTAGACTTTTGTTCGTCAATAAGTTTTATCTGTGTCTTGAGTTCAACCAATCGTTCTCTATCTTCATCAGATACAGAACCAGACTCATAGGTTTCAATGTCCTTTTGAAGTTTTACATTGAACGATTCCAGTTCACTAATAGAAGAACGAATCTTTGCAATCTCTACATCATGTTCACGAATAGTAGTAAGTGCTTCTAATATTTTGTCCAATCGGGATTGTTCTTCTGATTCCATTCGGTCAATATCTCCGATAGCGGTTTCAAGTTCTCCGATTTTTGTAGTTCGTGATTCAATCTGCGTCTGCTTCGTTGTATCTGTGATTGTTTGTTCGCAAGTCGGACATTCATCGTTGTTCTGGAAAAATTTGATTTGACGGTCATGTTCGCCCCTTTTGTTTTGAAGTGCTGCCTCAGTCTTACTTAGTTTTCTTAATTTCTCTTCAATTTTTGTCTGTTCTTCTGCATCATAAGAGAGTTCAACCTTCTTGTTCTCAAGAGTGATAATCTCTTCTTGTTTAGAAGTAATCGTCTGTTCGTTTTCACTTACCTTTGCCTTATTCTCCGTAATGATAGTAGACTTATTGTTTACTACCTCTGCAATAAATTTCTCTTGCAATGCAACCTTTTCTTTTGTCAAGTCGAACTGATAATCAACATTGCGAATCTCATCGTTGAGTTCTTTGGTTTTATGTTTGAGAAGGAAGTTCATTAGTGAGAAAATCTTGATATCAAGAATGTCTTCTACAACCTCACGTCTTGCCTTTGTGGGCAACTGCATGAAAGGAACAAAAGTAGAAGAACCCAAAATAACTACCTGTGTGAAAGAACGAAAGTTCAATCCCATGATTTGTTGTTCTAGATACTTTTGATGGTCACGAGCATTTGCTGCCTGATTGATTTCTACACCATTGACCCAAATCTCAAACTTATTTGGTTTGATACTACGAACAACCTTGACTTCTTTTTTACCAACACTGAACTCAACCTCAACCTCTGTCGAACCACCGTTGACTGAGTTGATAAGTTGTTTCTTAGAGATGTTACGAAACGGTTTATTGAACAGTGTAAAGCATAGTGCGTCTAAAATGGTAGACTTACCAGCACCGTTCTCACCAATGATTAGTGTAGTTGGACTTCTATCCAACTGAATTTCTGTAAAGTTATTCCCTGTTGAAAGAAAGTTCTTCCAACGCACATACTTAAAGGTAATCAAATTATAACTCCAAATCACTGGCCTCTAGATAGAGACCCTTCATCATATTTGTTAGACGTGTCTTATCCAAGTCGATATCCAACTCATCAATGTAACGTTCTAACAGTGCCATCGTGTCTTCTGCATTCTGGACAATTTCATCATCAACATTCTCTGCGTCCAGTTCAGAGAAATCCTCTACAATCTTAACTTCATGAGCACCAGACTCAGACAATACCCTATCAATAAATCTGTCAAACTTATAAAAGTCTTTTTTATTGACAACAATAATTTTAACAAACTTATCTTTTAGAGACGATACATCATAGTTATCATAATCTATCGTAGTCTCATCATAATAAACCTTTTGGAAGATTGTAAATGGATTGACGATACGTTCTAGTTCTCTAGTGTTTGTATCAAAGATATGGAAACCTTTAGGGTCATTACAATCACCCCACATTATCTCATAGGTGTTACCAAGATAATAAACATGTCCATCATCAGACTTCTTGTGAAAGTGTCCAGAGAATACTGTGTCAAACTTGTTTAGAAATGCCTTATCATATCCATTCTCTGCATACGAACCAGCATACATTTCAAACCCATTCAACTCAAAGTGACCTAAACAAACTTGTGCTTTTGTCTCTTTAATATGTTGCATAGTGTCTGCATAGTTGTCAGCACATATCCAAGGAATTAGACATAATGATGTCCCATCTATATCAATTGTGGTAGGGTTTGGATAACATGTTATCCCCGAATATCTATCATCAACAAGTTCAGCAAGTGAGTTTACATCATTCGTATTTTTGTAAAACGTATCATGGTTACCAACCAACATGTGTAGGTTGATTCCCTTGTCTACAAACTTTTGAATGAAACGTTGTCTGAAATCTTGTGCAATTTTGTATGAGACAAACTTACGTCTGTCCATAACATCACCTAAGTGGATAACCGTATCAATACCGTGTTCTTCAATATAAGGGAAAAAGGTTTCTTCCCAAAATTTGTAGAAGTATTCGTTAAAGTTTAGATTATCGTTTCTTGCACCAAAGTGAGTATCAGTTATCAGTGCTATCTTCATCTACTTCAGTATCCTCATCATAAAATTCTTCCAAACCTTTTGGTTTAGGTTTCTTCTTCTTGGGTTTATAGACTGCCTCATCTGGTAGAAAGTTCTTTTGTAAGTATTCTACAAATACAGCTTGGTCATCCCCCTCATTCATCATCACATCAATAGACATGTTTTCAATAATCTTGTGTTTGACGTGTTGTTGTTTCTTTTCCTTTTGAATCCTACGAATAAACGCATAGTAGATAATTTGCGTGAAATACGCAAAAGGATTCTTGGATTTTTCTGGATTAAAGTTAGATGCGTATTGTAAACAGTTTTCAATCCCATCAGAAATCATTTCTTCTCTGTAGGTATAATTAATAAAATTTGGTCTGTATGAAAGATGGTTTGCAATTTTTAGGAAACATTCGCCGATATAATTAGAAACTGGTGGTTGTGGGTCACCTAGTTCTTCTGCTTCCTTACACTTGTTTTTCCACTCTTTCATAGCTTCTAGGAATTCTGCATTGTTTACATAATGCGTTCCTTTTTCTTTTTTAGCCATAATAACTCCACATATATTGTTGCTTAGTTGCAACTATTTAATCATTATACACGAAACACCCCGAATGTCAATAGAAAAATTAATTTCAAAAATCTCTTGATTTTCTCTTGACACAGTGGTATATTACCTATGCTGGGTTTGAGAATGAATAGATTTAATGATATACCTTAGATGGTGTATCCATCATATCAAACTCTTCTTCTATCTCATCATGTTCAATCTGAGAAAGTTCTTCATCCGTAGGAGAATCATCCCCTAAGTCTGGTTCTTTATGAATCTTTTCCACACAATAATTATAAAATTTAGATAAACCAATGCTAGCAGTTCCCATTGCGAGAATCTGTGATTTGGGTATTTCAAATACTGTATTATCTGTAAAGTGAACCCAACGTTGTAAGGATAGTTGTTCTTCTATTCCTCTTGAGGTTCTTTGAGGATAGGTAATAATCTT